GGGACAAATATAACGAGCATTGCGAAACCAGGAGTTGGCGTTAGTGTCGGACCTACCTGGGCCACCGATTTGAACACTACCATTGATGCAGTGGACAATCATGACCACTCAACTAACAAGGGAGTCAGGATTACGCCTGCAGGCATAAACGTGAATGCAGATATGGAGTTTAACCAGAATAGTGCATCAGAGCTCAAAAACTTAATTTTTGACAGTAGTGTAACAGCTGCCACAACATCTTATTCGCTTTACCAGGCAAGCGGGAATTTGTACTGGAGAAACGGATCTGGAACAGCTGTACAAGTTACCACCGGATCTTCAGTTAATGCTGGAGCTGGAAGCATAACTGGTATGTCAGGGACCGATGCATCAGTGACATATACAAATGTTGCTAAAACATTCAACTTTTTCTGTGACGGTGGAAACACCGATTTTGGCAAATTGGCTCATGCAGATCTGCTGCTGTATAAATTCACTGATGATAACACAGCAGATACAGACTACATCACTATTGCTGCAAGTGCTGCAGCGTCAGGCAGTAGTGGAACAATTACTGTTCCAGCTGAAACTGCAACCCTGCTTACAACTGGAACCAGTTATGCTGGAGGGAATTTATCTGTTACTGCTACTGCAGGCCAGATTGACTTTTTATCATCTTCAACTCTGGATCTGGCAACATCTGCAGGAAACTCAAATATTACTTTAAGTCCACATGGAACCGGTGAGGTTGTAATTGGCAGCGGATCTGCTTCTGGAAAGATCACAACCAACTCAACCCAGGATTTAGTCCTGGACACAAATGCAGGCACAAATTCAGGGTCTATCACCATTACAGACGGTGCAAATGGTGACATCACAATTGCCTGCAATGGTACAGGGGATATTGAGTGTTCAAGTGATGTAAAAACTTCAACCACCAAAAAGGTCCACCAGAAAGGGGCTTTTTTACAGTCAAGTACACACCAGGCTCTCTTTATGGGCTTTTAGAAAAAGGAGACAGCAATGGCAATTCCTTCCGGCTCCGGCAGCGAAACGCTGCAGCGGGGATATTTTACAGTAACATCAACTGCAGATACAAAGATCCTGGATGGTGCAGCTGCAAACTGGATCTATTCTGTAGTATCAATAATAATCTGTGAAACAGCAGGTGCAGCTGAAACATTTGACCTCTTCCTGGATCCAAGTGCAGGCGGAACTGATTACGAAATATTATCTGACCAGGCGTTGCCCGCCAACTCAACCTATATATTTAATGACCGTCTGGTGCTGCATGGTACGGATGAGCTTAATTTTAAAGCAGGATCATCTTGCGACATTGACATTATCATAAACTACATTGCACAGAACTGGACATAAAGGGTAGATATGAGCGGATTAGTAAATAATATTGCTACACGGTCAACTAGACACCATCCTGAGTTTTTAGCTGGAACAAAGATGGTTTTTAACCAGACTACAGCACCTACAGGATGGACAAAGGTTACTGGTTCGGGTAACGATCATGCACTCAGGTTAACTACTGGTACTGTTGGAACAGGTGGTGATGTTGATTTTGAAACTGCATTTGCAGACAAGACATTCACACCAACTATATCAAGACCAACAGCTTCAAGTGGTGCAGTCCAAGCTCATACTTTAGTAGAATCAGAAATGCCAGAACATAACCACTCACATAATCGTGGAGGTGCTTCACCCGATGGTCCACCTAATACTAGATATGAACCTGCATCTGGTTCAGGACCATATACTACTGGTGATACTGGTGGTGATGGGGATCATACACACTCATTCACTCAACCAACAATATCTATACCAACATCAAATGCAGTCCCAATTGATATAAATGTAAAATTTGTAGATGTAATCATTGCAACAAAGGATTAAATATGTCTCATTACAAAGTAATAAAACCAGATCAAAAAATTAACAAAGATGGAGAATCAATTAAAGGTTGTGATATGTCAGGACTACCAGAGGATTTTTGGGCTTTAACTTGGGATGGTTCGGACGGTCATATTGAATATGCTGGCAATGTTAAATCAAATTTAGTTGTTTCATCAAAATCACAAATAAAATCTGCATTGGGAGTTTCACTTCCAACCTTAATTGAAAGACGAGATGCAAGGATTGCAGAAATTAAGGTAGAAAAAGCAGAAGCAGAAGCTGCAAGAGCAGCCGAAATAGAAGCATCAAAAAACTGAATGGATCTACATGATTATATTATCAAATATCCTGAAACGCTGGATTCAAAAACTTGTAAAGAGATCATAAAAGGTCAGCAAAATAATTTTGAAGTCTCAAGCATTTTAAAAAATGGGAATATTCCAGAAATTAGAACTGACATTAGAAAATGCTCTGATGCCAGAATAAATAATGATGATGAAAAAATAATATTCAGGAAAGTAGGAGAAACAATAAACAAATATTGTGAGGAGTTAAATATTCCTTTTTCAGTTTTTGGGGATCAATTTAAAGATTCGGGTTATGATCTGCTGAAATATGAAGAGGGTGAATTTTATAGAAGGCACACTGATGATACAGCAAAATATCCGAGAAGGTTTTCAATGTCCATAATTGTAAATGATGAATTTTCTGGTGGTGATTTTGTGTTTTTTGATACTTATAAAGTGAAATTGGGAACAGGAGATTGTTTAGTTTTTCCAAGCAATATTTGTTTTCCGCATGAAGTCAAAGAAGTTAAAGAAGGCACAAGATATTCAATTGTCACATGGATTTTTTAAATGTCTGATTATTGCCCTTTGATCCAGAAAAAGTGTAAGGAACATAAATGCAAGTTTTTCATCCAGGTGATGGGTAAGAACCCAAATACAGGACAAGATGTTAATGAGTGGAATTGTGCAGTGACCTGGTTGCCAATGCTTTTGATTGAAGGAAGTCAGCAAACCAGGCAGGCAGGGTCAGCAATAGAATCATTTCGGAATGAAATGGTAAGGGCAAATGAAAATTTGCTGATGCTTCAAAATTGATATGAAAGAACTTTCCCTGGATGAACAGATCCAGAAAGCAGACCAGGAACTAGAATCAATATTAACAAACATAAATGAATTAGCAACCCGCCAGCAAAGACTTATTGGATATAGACAATGCCTGGTTGATATGAAGGAAGGTCATAATGCCACTGCAAAAAACACTCGTTCCGGTTGACATAGTTTCTGGATTGGACACCAAGAATGATCCGAAACTGACTCCTAAATTAACTGACCTCAAAAACGGCAGATACACCGTTGGTTCCCAGATCTCTAAACGATTGGGCTACACAGCACTCTCCCAAAATATTTCCGGCACAACAGATTTACTTTCTTCCGGTGATGGTCTTACATCATTCCAGGATGAGCTTTTGGAATTCTCTGGATCCAAACTTTATTCCTACTCTTCTGGTGTTACCAGGTGGACCGATATGGGAGGATTCCAAAGTGTGAAAATTGATTCAGACGATGTTGTACGCAATACCTCTGAAGCAAAAAACCAGGATAGTTGCATTGCGTCCGGTCTTACCCTGTATGCCTGGGAAAGTTATGATATTGCTGGAGCTCTCGAAGGAGTTTTTTGCTCAGTAATTGACTCCACAAGTGGTGCAGTCTTTCAGTCAGCAACTCTTATAGATGCAACGGCAATTAATCCCAGGTGTTTAAGGCTCGGTCCCAATCCTACTTTGTTTTACCTTGATACGTCTGCATCTCCATACGTTATGAAAACTGTCCAGGTGGATATTAATAATCCTATCAGTTTTAATTCTTCAAGCACAATTGTATCAACAGTAAACGCAACAAATTCTAATTATGATGTGGCAATCAACTCTGCAGATGCAGATGCAGGAAATGCTGTTTTTGCTTACAATTCAAGTGCATCAAATACTTTAGGGGTTGGTTACATTGACACTGATGGTGTGGTTGGAGGTCCACCAACTGGATTCCCTGCAGCGGTTACTGTTGGATCTACAAATTCAAATGACTTGATTACAATTTGTACTGACCAAGTAAATACTGATCCAACTGATTCAGAACGAATTTATGTTGCATATTCTTCCAGGACTGCATCAGCAGGATTGAAGATCAAACGCTTTAAAGGTATTTTGACGGTTGAAGCAACCCACACGGTTGAAGCATCTGCCACCGAAATTAAAGGCGCATCAATAATTGTCACCCAGGCTGGAGATCTGCAGATAATTTACACCATGAGTGCCACAAATACTTATGATTACCAGGTTAAGGGTGCGCTTTATGATGTAAGTGCAGATACTATGGGAAGTGCAGCAATCATTAAACGCAGCGTGGGATTAGCTTCAAAAATTTGGGAGTATGACAGCAACAAATATTTTGTCTGCATCCACGAATCCAGCCTGCAACCTACATATTTTCTATGCGATACAGATGGTTTGGTGAGTGCAAAAATTCTGCCTGGAACTGCAGGGACTCTTCCAGCAAAGAATTTTCTATCTTCAGTATCAGAGAACACAACTGGAGTGTTTAGATTTGGCGGACTTGTGAGAACAAGACTGACCTCCAAGAATAATGACCTCTATTCATTAACCGGAGTCTCAGAAATTGAACTGGATTTCACTTCAGTAGAAAGATTTGAGTCAGCAGAATTGGGGGGAAATCTCCATGTAGGTGGGGGATTTGTCAGCATGTACGATTCACAGCAAATTGTTGAACTAAACTTCCACTTATATCCAGAGAACGTCAGTGCAGCAGTAAATAACGGAGCTGGTTCCCTTGCAGCTGGTACATATCTATACCAGGTAATCTGGACCTGGACTGATGCAAAAGGTCAGGATCACAGATCTGCGCCAAGTGTAGCTGTTAGTGCAACTACTTCCGGTGGATCTTCAACAGTGACCTTGACCATACCTAGTCTGCGCCTTACCCAGAAAACTAACGTGGTTTGTGAGGTTTACCGGACTGTTGATGCAGGCAGACTTTTGTTCAAAGTTGGTAAGGTTGATAATAATACCGCTGCAGATTCAGTTTCATTTGCAGATGCAGGTAGCATAAATGATACAAATTTGATCGCCAAGGAAAGTTTATATACCAACGGAGGAATCATTGAAAACATACCCCCGCCTGCAAGTTTAGTTTTGACCAGCTACAAAAACAGATTGGTATGCGTGAGCTCTGAGAATCCCAAAAAACTGATCTATTCCAAGAAACGGACACCACTTAGTCCAGTGGAATTTTCAGATGTTTTCAGTATTGTCTTAAACAAAGCAAGACGTATAACGGCCCTGGCAGAATTTGACCAGAAACTGATAATCTTTGAACCTAACCAGATATTTTACATTACAGGCAACGGCCCAACTGCAACCGGTGCGCAGGACGATTTCAGTCCCCCACAAGTGGTGACGGGGGATGTCGGCTGCGCTAACACAAATTCTTTGGTGCTAATGCCATTGGGTTTAATGTTCCAATCAAACAAGGGCATATACCTTTTAGACCGTTCACTGCAGACTGTTTACATTGGTGCAGAGGTGGAAGCATATAATGACCTGACTATTACAAGTGCTGAGCTCATACAAAATGAAAACCAGATCCGCTACCTGACTTCTGATGGACGCTGCCTGGTATATGATTATTTCTATGGGAAATGGAGCACCTGGACAAACCATGAAGGGCAAGGGGCTACTATCTGGCAAGGTGGAGGTGGTGATTATGTGTATTTACGAACTGATGGACGCATATTTCAGCAATCTGCCACCAGCTACAAGGATGACAATGATCCGGTGGAAATGTCACTCACAACTTCCTGGGTAAAGACAAACGGCATACAGGGGTTCCAGCGGATCCGCAGAACATTTGTCCTGGGGGATTTCAGGTCTACCCATACCCTGCAGCTGGAGTGCGGGTTTGATTACCAGGACTACTTTAATGAGCTGCATAAATTTGACTACATGAATGACCTTGAAGTAATTGAGTATGGTGATTCAACTCCATACGGTCTTGAAAGTTACTATGGAACTTCTTCTGGAGTTGCAGATGGTGTGTATCAATTCCGCGCACACATGAAAAAACAGAAATGCCAGAGTGTCAGGTTCAGAATATCTGACGTTGAAGAAGCAACTCCTGGTCAGGCATATTCAATATCTTCTCTCATGCTTGAGGTTGGCGTAAGAGGAAACACAATGAAACTTCCACAGCAAAAACTAACATGATGATGAATCCAATGCAGGGGCAATCCCAATTTTCAGATGAAGATTTAAGAAAACTTGCGCAGCTGTTGAAGCAAATGCCTGCAGATGAGGGTATTGCTACAGTTACTCCAACTGAAGAAGATTACATGAAAGATGTTTTCAAGTCTGGGAAACCACTTGCAGGCACACAAGGTCTTGGACCAGGTGGAGGTGATGTATTAAGTTTTAATGGTGGGGATGAAGGTAGTTGGGATGTTGGAGGTTCAGCGAGTTATGGAGGTGCTGGACAAACAGGAGGTACTGGTGATTCTTCAGGAGCTGCAGGACAAACACCATCTGCTACAAGCAGTGGATCTTCTTGGGATCCAGGTGCTGGATCATCCGGTGGTGGTGGAAGTGCAACAGGGTCAGGCCCAGGTCCAGGTGCTTCAGGTGGTGGTCAACCATTAGCAGACAGAGGGCAATTTGAAACCAGGCCAGAAGTTATTCAGGCCAGGAATACACCAGAAGGAAGAGCAGGAGATTGGACCGGACACCTGGAAGGTGGTGGTGATTCTGGAGGTGGTCAGGGGGAACCAGATCCACCCCCACCACCAAAGTTCAAGGACATGAATGGTAAAGAATGGAATACCCAGGCAGAAGCAGATGCATCCAATGAGCGGATCCGTGCAGCAATGGGCGCAATTGAAGGTCAGGTATTAACCTCTGACACTACCTTTCAGCGATGGACGGCAAGGAACAAGGACAAGCACCCAGACCTGACTGCGGAGCAGATAGAAACTGCATACAATACTGCCAGGACAAAATCACTGGAAGATGCGTCTGCGCAGCTGCCAAGGATGGTGGAAAACATGAATAATTATCTGAAGGATGCAGGAGCTGGTACAACCTATGAAACCTGGCTTGCAGCAATTCCAGAAGAAGATAAACCAAAAAATATCTCTGATGCAACTCTCAGGGAAATGTATGCAAAAGCAACTTCCAAAGCTGAGAGAAATGAAGCATTCACATTAACACCTGGAGAAGTGGATGAGTTTGCCAGGGATGCAATTCAAATGGCAACTGCAGATAACTTTGATGAGTGGTGGGCCGGAAAAGGAGGTGCAGAAGGAACATACAAAACTGAAGCTGAAGCAAGAGCAGTAC